CGTAAGCTCGTTGAGGTTAGGTATAAACCCTAACTCTATTGCACCTACGCGCACCTTGCGTTCGAAGTCGCTACTGCCTAACTTTATTGCAGCTTCAAAACGAATGATGATTTCATCAATGACTTGTGATTGTAACAGGCGAACAGCATCCATACTCTTGCCGGTGATCACCCGCACGCGTTCCATCTTATCGACTGCGTTCTGGTAGTCGATGTACCTAGCAAGTGTTACCGCCTTAGCGTTAGCCGCTATGTTTAATTTAAGTTTCATGTTCCGTCTTATTGTAGTTTTTACGTGTTATTTGTTACAAGTCTGAATGTACCTGAATTATAACCGGTGCTTTTTGGTCACCGCTATGTGTAACACGTTGATTTGATTTGCCATACAACCTATCTAATAATTCCTGAGCGGCTCGCACATCACCCTTAACCGCTTTGGCAATTAAGGTTTTAATAATGGCTTCAATAGCTGTTACACCATTGCGTTCATCATTTAAAGCATCAATTAAGTATTGATCTATATCCGGCTTTTTAGGCCTACCATTCGGATTGCCCGATTGCCCTTTTTTAAAAGGTTTTAGATTTTGTTCGTTTGCCATGATTTCACTGTTTTATCATTGATATTTACCATTCAAATTGTACTTAATTACTGTTATTGGTTGATTTTTGGTAGCAACATATTTTTTCTTTAATTGAAAAAATCCATCACATATCATTTGTTTATTTTCATAACCAATTTGATCAATAGATATTTGACCTTCGTGAATTTGATGACCAACAAATTTTCCGGATTGATAAAACTCAACTATATGTTTACCTAACGATGTAAAAGTTCTTGTTTGCATAATTATTGATTTGATTGTAAATATAGCTAATTTTTCTTTTTTTGAAATACTTTCCAATTAACAAGATGATGATGACGCTTAAATCGTATTACCGTTTTAGCATATTGTGGCCATACTGCTTCTAACATTTTTGCTTTTAACAAATTTTTTTCTGCTTTATTACCCATGTACAATTCTGTTTGATTACCACCCTTCATCTTATTTGATGTACTAACTTTATCTGCCATGTAATACTTACAACTGGTTGTTGTACCTCCATTATGTAATACTTGTAAGCACAAATCAACGTCTTCATTGTATTTTAATCGCCAGCGATACGGCAAATCATTTTTAATTAACATTGCTGAGTATACATGACAATTATGTTTAAACGGTGTTTTTGGTATAGTAACAACAAAATTTGGCTCTTCAAAACCACCAATATCTATATTTTTGTTTTTTACGTATGTTTCTACGTATACAAAAGCGGGTTTTAAATCATTAATTTTGCGTCTTTTGCCATTAATCCATTTTTTCCAATCTGTTATGTTATCATCAAACAACCAATGATATTTATAACCATTGGATTTAGCATGCTCCCAACAATAATTGCGTGCCGGATAACTACCCAAGCCCAAATTGGAAAACGGCAATACTAGTAATTTATCATGTCCAAGTTTTTTTGCGTACAATTCAGCTTCCTGTGGTTCTACTGCTATCAAATAATTAATGCCTGACGCTTGTAAATTATCAGCCGTAAATGTTTTTTCATAACGACCTTTGCTTATTATATAGACCGGGTACTGAGGTTGACTTGCCATGCCATGTTCATTTTTTTATATTCTACTTTTAGGTTGTTCAAATAACTTTCAGCTTCATCTTTACCATCAAAAATAAAAACCACGCGTTGTAAACCTGATGCATTGCCAACTGGATCAAATTCTTCTGTGATATCTACATCAGCATCACTCATTAAGTTTACATCTAATCCAGCAGACCAATTTGCAATATGCATTCCCCATTCTTCAAGTTGCTCAACATCCCATTCATTAGACAAGGTATCCCAATCCCAATCACCAAATCCAACATTGTCTTTGATTATGAATTCTTTTTGCTGTTCCTCAGTCAATTCGCTTGCTTTTATTATTGGCACTTCTTTAAGTCCTGCTTCCTTGCACGCCTTCAGTCGCATATTTCCACCCAGTACCACCATATCATCATTGACAACTATTGGTCGTAGTGATAGCATTTGTGGAAATCCTTGAATTGATTCAACAAGCTTTTTAAACTTTTCATCTTTAATAGTTCGTGGATTGTTTGGATTGGATTTTACATCCGTAATTTTTACTGTGCTAATCATGTGTATTTATTTTTAAACTTTTCCTAATTGCCTTCTAAACTCGTTTATTAGATCGCGGATGCAGGTTGCACACGCACTAGGCTTTTCATGTTTCTTTGTAATCTTACTGAACCAATAGTACAACAGCTGCAAATCGTCACGCTCAATCTTATTCGCCTTATGGATGCGGTGAATAAATTCATCTAATGCCGCAATCTCTTTCGGTTCCCAGTCAATAGCAAACCATTTATGAGCCGGGCATGACGTGAATCGGAATTTCGTCTTCACATCCATGAAGCAACCGCATAGTTTTATCTTTTCTTTGTAGTATGTGACCTCGTTCTCTTCAGGCATGACTGTTCCACCGATTAAAGGTGTGCCGCATGTGCCGAATGTAGATTGGTAGAACTTACATTTTTTGCAAGTCATTAGCCTCTCTCTCTGAATGTGCAATGGCGCGTTGAAGTTTAACATATTCTCTTATCTTTTTTAATGCCCTATGTATTGACGTGCGTAGGTATGGGTAGGGTATGCCCGTTGTTACGCTTAATTCCTTGTAATCGAAATCAGGTTTGCTGTATAGACGAAGCAGGATAGCATCAAACTCATGCATGCGCCCGATTGCGCTGTATAAATACTCGCCATCTACAAATGCACCTATCCATGTCTCGTCCTGTTTGGTGTCTTCTACGTGTTTATCTACGTGCAAATCGTAATACTTGCGGTATTTGATGGCGTAATCTGAGCGGTTGCTGTGCCAAGATAACCAAATCGCCCTATTAATGTATGCTTCTACTTTGCCCCGGCACACTATATCCTTGATGTCCTGTTCGGGCCTATCCATTAACCTGGCAAGAACCTCGTGTAATAGATCACTTCCCTTATTTTTATCGTGAGCAAGCCTTGTGGCCTTATCAAGCCATGCATCGTAGTACCTTGATATATTGCTACTTATACAGCTATCCAATTATTTTTTTGAAATAATTTGCATAATGAAGATTCTTGCATATATTTGTCCCCATCAATACAAAGGTAAACAAAAACAACAGCAATGAATCATTTTAAATTTGACCATGAGAGCAGCACTATCCCTGCACTACTTACAATCGAAGTAAGTTACAATCCATACTATCGTGAAGCTACATATGATAGCCCATCTGAGTTCGATGCAGACGATGTATCCTACCGAGTGATGTGCGATAAGCTTGACATGACCGAGTGCATAGACAACTCAAACTTTCGTGAGTTGCATGACGAGATAGAGAACGCGGTCAACGCTGAAATTTCAAATCATTTTTTTAATCTTTAATAAATCAATACAATGACAAACGTTATCGAAGTAAACACCTACCATCCAGTGGTAAACGGTACAACCCAAATCACACTACCTTTCTTCTACACCTGTGGAAGTTTTGGCGACATCTATAGCTGCATGTCTGCTGACATGGTATTAACTACCGTGTTAAGTTACAGCACCAACAAGCAAATTGAAACGCGTAAGTACGACGATTCAATGCAGGTGCAAGCACGCCTTGAAATTGATATACGCGACAAGCGATATAGGGCTATTGATGAGGCTGTATTCATGCACGTGTTTAGTGAGGCTCACCGAGAAGTGTTCTACGCTGTTAACCCTCAACTTAAACCAAAGCTATGAGAAAGCACAACGAACTAAACGGATTGATAGCGCGAACGGTGGGCAGTAATGCTGCCCTACTTCGTGCGATGCGTAAGAGCAGCACACCAATATCAGACCGCACTCTTTACAACTGGCTATATGATGCCAAGACCATCAAGCTTCAGCAACTCATTAACTTGTCGAAGGCTATGGATCTACCGGTGTGCGAACTAATCAAATCAATAACAATCAAAAACGAAGGCGATGAGTAATGTAATCAAAAAGAAACTGCGTAAGGATATGCTACCAACTCGCAGCGACATCTTGTATATCATAAAGCACTTTGATAAACTTAGTTTTGAACAGATACGCAGGAACTTAAACGTAAGCAATGCCAAACTGATTCAATGGTGCAAGTTCATATTTACTACCGATAAAAAGGAAGCCAAGTGGAATGAAATGAATAAGAAGCTCGATGCCCTGGAGTTCCATGAGGAGTTCACCGATTCGATGCAAAGTGAATACGATGTCCACGACATACGCACGATTAATGGCAAAAACATGTACATAGTCAAAAAGAAGATAGTTAACGAGAACCGTATGTGCTACCTGATTACTATCAACAATGAGAACAGCATGATTGTGCGCTTTGATATTCCTGTTGAACGCACATCGGTTGCCTATTGTCCTGTGTCACTTGGCTGTGATTACGATGTTCACTCGTTAGGCCATTGGGAATACCAACAGCTTGAGCAACATTTGCCCGTGATCCATTTGGAAGCGGACGAGGAATACATTGGCAAATTTTGGTTAGCCGTATCTAATACCATCAATGCATGAAGCATGAAGAAAGTAAAATACAGCAACGGTGTGTTGAGTGGTTTCGCTATTCCTTTCCCCGCACATTGATTGCTTCATTCCCGAACGGGGTGTTCATTGGTGGTACACCAGTGCAACGGGCCAAACGTTGGAACATATTGAAGGCTGAAGGGGCCATGCCCGGTATGCCTGATTTAATGATATGCCTACCATCGGGTTCATACCACGCGCTGTTCATCGAGATGAAAACCGAAAAGGGTAAACTTTCAGACACGCAGAAAATCGTTCACGCACAGCTTATCAATGCAGGGTATGCAGTCAAGGTGTGCAGGTCATTTGAGGAATTCACAATAACAATTAAAAAGTATTTAGAGCAATGAGCAATACGAAAAACAAATACATGATGGTGCTTCAGTACATCTGTGGACAACCATCTTTTCACTCAAAGAATACCATGCGTCAGTTCAAAGTAAGCAACAACTTCCTTACGGCAGGTAAAGAGATTGGCTTATTCAAACAGGTTGGTAAAAGCGAATACAAGTGGAACCTATCAAGACCACCTTTGATTAGTGATGTTCATGATATACAGGTGCGCGTTCGGTCTTATACGCAGACGCATCGCTTAAAATCCAAGCCAACACCACAACTAACCATCAAGCCTATCCGAAAAGCACCGTTGCCAACACCCATGCCCATAGTGCGTGAAGCTGAATGCGACACAAGTAACAGCAAGATGTTCGTCATACTGGCTGTTGGTGCGATAGTAGGTTTTATGATCGCTACAATTATTTGGAAGTAGAGATAGTTTGACTATCTTTGCATTGCTAGTTCGTATGAAAACATTTTTAAATCCCATCTTCACTGCATTGCCATAAGCCATTCGGCTACGGACTAGCCTTTGCATGTGGAGGTGGGTTTTTAGTTTTATGAAAGACCCGGCATTTCTTTTTTACTCATCCGATTTCTTGTCGGGTGTTCAAGACTTGACCATGGAAGAACGTGGTCAGTACATCACATTGCTATGCTTGCAGCATCAGAAAGGTCACCTTACCGAAAAGATGATACGGCTATGCTGCGGCAATGCCACGGCAGATGTATTGGCAAAGTTTCAGCAGGATGAGAACGGTCTTTTTTTTAATCAACGTCTTGAAGTAGAAGTTGGTAAGCGTAAAGCCCATGCTGAAAAGCAACGCACACGTGCTATTGATGGATGGAAAAAAAGAAAAAATCAAAACTCTGATACAGATGCCACGGCATCTACCACGGCATATGCCACGGCAATGCCTTTAGAAAATGAAAATGAAAATAGAAATGAAAATGAAATTATAGTTGAAGATGCAAATGAAAAAAAGACTACGCGAAAAAAGTTTGTGAAGCCGGATGAGAATGATATATACAACCTGATGGGTGAACTAAATGCTGCAGGTAGAAACTTTTTAACCGAAGATAGGTTAGTTAATTTCGCACGTACCTTCATGGATCACTATGAATCGAATGGATGGGTGGTTGGTAAAACACCAATGAAGGATTGGCAAAGTACAGTGCGCAACTGGATGCGCAAAGAATGGGATAAAATCAAAAATCAAAAATCATATGGCAACAAATCAAATTCAACATCAGACAGCATTGCAAAAGCTAATCAACTTTACGCCGAAGCAGTCGCTATCAGTCGAGCACGCGATAACACAAGACCAGATAGGTCTTCTCAAGAAGCTTGACCCACAAACAACCAAAGACAAAATCATTCAGTTGCTGACGCGATGCACGCAACTGATGAACGTTCAGAACAATATGAACGCAATGCAAATTGAGTTTTGTGCAGAACAGATTATGCTGGACAAATACTTTTACTCGCTTGAAGATATTCAGTTGTGTTTAGATCGTGGTGCTATTGGTGCGTATGGTACGATATACAACCGCATCGACCCGGCAACAATCCTTGCATGGTTTCCACTTTACGACCAACAACGAGAACCGTATGTAACTGCAAAGCGACAAGCCCAAGAGCAGGCCAACAACATCTATGAAATGTTCCAACACCCGCAGATGGTGGAAGCTATCCAACAGGCAGCGGATAAGTTGAAGATAGAACAAGCTCCAGTGCAGGAAGCAAAGCGCAGCAATCCACCGCAGATTGAGATAGCCTTGATGCGCGAATACGATGCGTTGCCGCAATGGGATAACGATATTCGCTTTCGCGTGTACAAAAACAAGCCATACCAGTTCACCGAATACAGGCAGGAACGTTATAAGGAATTAATCGAAAACCAAAATGAATACTGATGAAGTATGATCAACATCGAGAAGTCGAGCTTCTACGCAAGTTGTTTGTGTTAACAGCTAAGCGAAGCATGCGCCCATCAATGACCGATAACATGGCAATGCGTCTTATCTTTGAGGAGTTACATTTGCTCACTGACAAAGATGAATATAAGCTATGACAATAGGTGAATTGTGGGATAAGCTTGCGCAGTACCCGGACGATGTAGAAGTGTACATTGGTTTCATCAATGGCCACGCAATCGACCACGAACCTTTTGAAGTGATTGAAACAACCGACTTCAATGGCAAGACCACAATTTCTTTAATGATAGACGATATCGCAATAATTAATAATTAATACAATGAGTAACTATCAAATGCAAGAAGGGCAGTTCACCCTATTTAAAAACAACAACGTGGCTAACAACGGCCCACAGTACACAGGTGAGATTATGGTCAATGGCAAGAAGATGCGTCTGGCTGCATGGGTTAAAGAAGGCAAGAGCGGAAAGTTCTTTTCGGGCAAGATGAGCGAACCACTGGTGAAGCGTGAAGAAATAGACGATTCACAAGGCACAGGCGATTTGCCATTCTAATGATTGAGTACCTACCGAAACAAAACGAAGCACTGCGCGTACTGGGTAATTCACACCCGGCACGTGTGGTGCTGTTCGGTGGAGCAGCAGGTGGCTCAAAATCTTTTATCGGTTGCGCATGGCAAATAACCCGAAGGTGGAAGTATCCAGGCACACGCGGTTTAATAGGCCGCAGTAAACTTGACACGTTAAAAAAGACCACGCTAAAGACATTCTTTGAAGTAGCGCACATGTTAGGGTTAGCACCCAACGAGCATTACACAATCAACAATCAAACACACGTTATAACGTTTGACAATGGTAGTGAAATAATCCTAAAGGACTTGTTTGCGTACCCATCAGACCCCGAGTTTCACTCGCTAGGTGGTTTGGAATTAACTGATGCCTACGTAGACGAGGCCGCACAGGTTAGCAAACGGGCAATAGACATACTCCAGTCCCGCATTCGTTTTAAGCTACGCGAATATGATTTGCCGCCAAAGATGCTACTCACTTGCAATCCGTCAAAAGGATGGCTTTACAATGAGTTTTACGCACCGCACAAAGCAGATAACCTAGCGCAACACCTAGCGTTTATACCATCATTGCCAACGGATAACCCACACCTGCCTGAAAGCTACCTTGAAACGCTAGAACGTTTGCCCGAAATAGATAGGCGAAGGCTATTGCATGGTGACTGGGAATACGATGAAAGCGTTGACAACCTGTACCAATACGACGACCTTGTGCGCTGCTTCCGGGAAGAAGAAACGAAAGGTGATAAGTACATAAGTGCCGACATTGCGCGACTAGGGAAAGACCGTAGTGTGATTTGCGTGTGGCATGGATTGCATCTAATCGAAATACACGAACTGCGAAAGCAACCCATCACAACAGTTGTATCTACCATACGCCAGCTATGCGATAGGCACAGCATCAAACTTAGCAATGTGATCTGCGATGAAGATGGGGTCGGCGGGGGTGCGGTCGATGCGCTCCGTTGCAGGGGCTTTCTTAATGGTGGCCGCGCTAAGCAATCGGATAAGTTCACCAACCAAAAGGCTGAATGCTATTTTAAGCTTGCGGAATTAATCGAGCAAAACAAAGTAATCTTCAAAGTAAATCAGTTCCGCGATGTGATTGTGCAAGAACTGGACATGATACGCAGGCGGCAACCCGAAGCCGATGGCAAACTTGCTGTGATAAGCAAAGACGAAATTGCCCGCATGCACGGCAAGTCACCCGACTATGCAGATGCTATTATGATGCGCATGTACTTCGAACTATTTCCGAACTACGGCAGCTATTCGTGGGCGTGAGCCTCCCAAATTTTAACAATTTTTAACAGGGTGTATGTAACTATTTGCAGTACATTAGCGGCATCAATTAAAAACAATACACAATGAAAAAAGTATCTACTATCCTTCGCTACGTTATCGCAGCCATCGTAATCTTCGCACTTCTTAACTACTGCCAAGAACTCAACGATTGTTTAGCTAAGTATTAAAATCCAAAACAATAACAACATGAACTCATTTCACAAAGACAATCTTGAAGCATTGCAAAAGTTTCAGCAAATGCTCAACGCATCACCTGACCAAGTCGGTATTGAAAAAACACCCGACGGTAAAGCGGTCACGCTTGTAATATCACACGTAGAAACCACACTAGACGAAATGTTCTTTGGGCACTGGCGCACAGAGAACTTCAAATGGGAACGTATGGCTAATGAAGTAGTTGGTTCACTTGACCTTGTAGTGATCCATCCGATAACCGGCTACGAGTTGCGCCGCACGGGAGCAGCATCCATTGTTATCATGGTTGACCGAGCACCGCAGAACCTTGACAACATCGAACGTAATAGATGGGCATTAAACGCAGATAACAAAAAGCCTAATGCTTTAGACCTTGCGTTCCCTAAACTCAAAACAGAGTGCCTTAAAAACGCTGCTGTGTCATTTGGTAAATTGTTAGGCCGTGACTTGAATCGCAAGAACGTGGATATATACAAACCATTCAAGTTAAAGGGTAACCTTAATGCATCGAACAAGGATGTGCAATACTTACTTGAACTAATCGAGAAAGCGCAAAGCCTTGATGATTGTGACATCATTCTCCAGGCATGCCCGCAGGAGTTCTTTGCACAGATTGAACCGTTAGTAAATGTTAAAAAGCAAGAACTTAACGGGTTGTTGTAGTATCTTCACACCATCAATAACAATACACAATGGAACAAACTTTATTTAGAGCATCGCAGCTAGGTAAGCTAATGACCGATGCACGCACAAAGACAGGACTAAGTGAAACCTGCAAGAGCGCACTACTCGAAATCTATGTGCAGAACAAGTACAAGCGTTACAAAGAGATAAGCAACAAGTACATCGAGAAAGGTGTAGCGGTTGAGAATGATGCAATTGACATGTGGCGCAGGGAGCGCAAGCAAATCGTATTTAAGAATGAGCAGATGTTCACCAATGACTACATTAAGGGCACGCCTGATTTGCTTATCAAAGATGGTGGCGCTGTAATCAATGTACCGGATATTAAAAGCAGTTGGGACATTCACACCTTCATTGATGCAAAGGCTAACGAGTTGAGCAAAGACTACTATTGGCAAGGTCAAGCATACATGTGGCTAACGGGCGCACCAACAGCAACGTTCTGCTTTGTGCTTGTCAATGCACCAAGCCAAATGATTGACACCGAAAAGTATCGCCTATCATTACGCATGAATCTAATAGATCCACAAAGCAATCCTGAGTTCATTAAGAAGGCATCGCGCATCGAACGTAATATGATTTACGATATGCCTACCTTCCTTGCGGAGAATCCACACGCTAATCTTGAAAGTGATTTGTCAAGTTGGGAATACGACATACCAGTGCAAGACCGCATCCACGAAAAGGTTGTGGAGTTTGATGCAGATGCAATCGCAAAGCTTCAGGAGCGTGTACCAATGTGGCGTGAATACCTTAATACCTTAGCATTATGAGTAACGATAGATTGATATCCCATAAATTTTTAATTAGTGCAGGATGCGAAAAACCTACGAGATATTACGATGCACGATTAGACCAATTTTGTGTTTATTATAAAATTCAAGGATATGATTGTGACATATTAATAAGACCATTAGCCCAAGTTATAGGCGAAATTTCTCCATCAAAACAAGTAGATGATTATTCGGATATTGAATTTTTGATAAGACATCACACTGGAGATTGGACTGTATTTATAAATAACTTAAAGAATCACTTGGTAACTTTACATACTGAACGGGAACTTTTAAATTTGTTTGAGGCTTGTAAATGTCCAAAGTACACAGAAGAATGACCACTGATCAACTCAAAGACCACGTGCGCAATTCAATGCAGCACTACTACAACAAAGAGCAAGTAATCGAACTAATCAATAAGCTAAACAATGAAAGCAAAAGACAAAGCATGGCAACTGTACTCGAACTATTTTGATATAGTCGAAGGTGAATCGCAGGAAGGTCAACTAGCACAGGTTCATTTCAAAGCAATCAACTGCGCCTTGTATTGCGTAGATGAAGCACTGGCTAACGCACCCGATGACATCGTTAATGACTTCGAAGGAACCGGTGAATACTATTCGGTGAAAGCGTATTACATGCACGTTAAAAACGAAATACTAAAACTCAATCAAAGCAAATCTAAATCATGACACAAGAGAAAAAAGAAACAGCCATTCGCAGACTGCATCTAACCTTAAAGCGCAAGTTTAAAGGTCAGGCCATACAAATGACATGGGCACAAATGGAAGGATTGTTAGCAGCAGCACAAACGATTGAAATGAATAACCTTATTAATTCCTATAACGAAGGATACACCGATTGTAAAGCAGGACTACCAAACAAATCAGAAAATGAAAGCAACACTAACCTTTGATTTAAAACACAATCAACACGAATTTGATTGCGCTGTGAATGGTATGAAGTACCATGATACGCTATACGAAGTGCAACAGCATTTGCGTAGCCTTGAGAAATATCAAGACCTTACCCAAGAACAATACGACATAGTAGGCAAGATTCGCGAATGGTTGGCAAGTGAGTTACTCGATGCCGGAATAGCAGATAAGTTTTGACACGCTACTTAATCCTTAGCAGCGGGCGCATCATTGCTGCACCTTGCGGTAACCCTGTTTCCAAAGAAACCTACCCAGTGCTTCACCCTCGGCATCAACTTTCTCCTCGCTCCATTCGGGTTGAATGTGATGAAGGTATTCATGGACAAGCACAATCAGGTAGCGCATCGGCGGCAACGTAGGGTCAATTTCAATTACGTTATCACAGTACAAACCATCAGCACGCTCCCTGCCCAACTTACGATGTACAACTTTTGGATGTGGCTTGCCTTTCATTGTGCTATATTTGCGACTTAGTGTAATGGTTCATTGCATTATTGTTTTTGTTATTGATTGATACAAAAGGCTCCTAACGTGGGGCCCTTTTGTTATCTAATCTTTCCATTGACAATCCTGTAATTGTTTACTTCAAATTCGCCCGTATCCATTATACGGATATGTGCAAAACCATGATGGTGTTTGTTGATGGGCATGTAGTCAGGGTGCAACTCGCACAAACAAGCCACACTCCAACACGTTGTTAGTTTGCCATTGATGTTAGGCTCGGTGTGTTCACTCGCCTGGTGATGGTGTCCACACAATGCGCTGTCTTTTGCTCTTAGGAATAACCCACGTGCGATGTTTACGGGGCTAAACACAGATGCACCTAACTCATGCCCGTGCAGAATGGTTAGCTTCCCGGCATGGATTATCTGCTTATCGGGAATGAAAGTGATGTTGTGTTGATCTAAGTGCATGAGCGATTCAAAGTTGAACTCATCCATACCCAAAAGGTCAGGTGCGTTGCGCATTATATAATGGTCGTACCGTACATCATGGTTGCCGCACTTGTAATAGATAGCCGCGTTCGGGAATAGCTTGCGCAGCGTTGCAAGAAACTGCCTTGTCATTAACACCTCATGCCCAAAGTTTCGTTTGCGCGGGTCTTTCTCGAATCGGCTAATAGCATAGAAGTCGATTATGTCACCATTGAGCAGGATGGTGTTGACCTCATTCTCCAGTCCGTACTTCAATGCCAGTGTCAATGCCTGTATGTTGTGATACGGCACGTGGATATCACCAATTAAAAGTATGTTGTTGTGGTTTATCGGTAGCTTGAATGGTTTATAGTTCGCCTCCTTCGATGGTGGCAGGTCGAGCGGGTTGCTCTGTTCAGGCATTAACTCGTTTACAATGTTGCCAAAGTCACCAAGATGGTTTTCAAGCTTAGCCAAATTTCCATTTAGCTTGGGTTTTACAGGGACATCTAATTGCGCTTGCTGTCTTTTACGCCAACCGAAATACAACCGCTCAAACGAGCCGTATTTCATGTCAATCTTATGACGCTTCATAGCGGCACGAATGCGGTCTGCTATCGTACCCTCGCCTGCGTGTATCTCTTTGTAGATTTCCGCATATTGTCCCTGCATGTATCGTTATTTATTGCCCCTGATAAACCCGGCTAACTCCGCAAGATTGGTGCTGATGGTTAGGTTCTGAGCAGCAATCACATCAATCTTCTTTTCGAGCTTGTCAATGGCTTTGTTTTGTTCGTCTTTCATAACGTTTAGCTTGGTGTTGAATTCGTCTTTGGTTTCTTTAATGGATTCCGATAGCATTGTTACCTCCCGTTTATGATATGATTCGACCTTGCCCAGTGCGCTTGACACCTTTACTACATCGCGCTTCAATGCGTAGTACAATCCCGTGAGCGATACTGCTCCACCAATTATTGTTATGATATCTCTTGGCTGAATGTCCATGATTATAGTATTGCAAAATATATAGTAGAAAAAGCTAAGGCTGTGACACCTAAAGTCATAGCCGTGTTAGTAATTATTAACCGCCTGTTGCGTTTCTTTAGTTCTTTGATTTCATTGTCTTTCTCAGTAGCAATGGCCTTATCAATGCTTTGCTTGTTCTTATAGATTTCGGCCAACGTTTCATAACTATCCGCTTGTATGCCTGTAATCTTTGAGTAATACGATACTTTCATTCGTTCAAGTTGGTACAAGCTGTCGATTTCTAGGGCCGTATCATACCAGTACATCATGCTATTGTAGTTCAGATTGAAAAGTTGCAGATCGTAAGTTGTAAGTTCGGGTGTAAAATCCTTTTTTAAGTAGGCTGTCCGACTTTTTGAGCGTTGCCCGAAACTGAGCTGTGGCATTAGAAGGAGTAGAAGAAAGAATGTTGTAAGTTTCATTGCGGTATATTTCATTAGTGATTTGCTGATTTTGAATAATGGTGTCCTGGTCTATCTTGAGTGAATCGATTTTAATGAATAAACTATCTGCCTTGGCGTTGTTTACTTCAATGATTTGGTAAAGTGAATCATTGACATCTTGTAACCTTTTTATAGCAGGATTTGTTACGGGGTCATTGCATGACTTCACGCCAACAATAATCATGATTAGCACAACGGATGCAACCGCTGCAATGAGCACAGTGTTTCTTAATTTGTTTTTTTCCATCTTGTTATATGTAAATTTTTGGATAGTGGGCGAATCTTGTAGTAGACACCATCGCGTGTACGGCTATCGCGCATGCCCTGGTCATTGGTGTTGCCTTCAATAGTGCGCACCGAATACTTAGCAACCTTGTCAACTATGCCAGTGTGCCCAATGCCCTTATACCTTTTACCGCGAAAGCTGTTATAACTAAGTGTCATCACGAGCGCATCGCTATCGCTAAATGATTTTACAAACTTTCCCTCGGTAAATATTACGTCATTGCGATTATAGGCCGTAGGTGACCAACCTGTGATAGTGTGCGGGATGCCACACTCGTCAAGCATAGCCATGACAAAGAAGCTGCACCATGCATAGCCGGGCTTCCAACCTTGTTGCTTCATAAGCACAAGCAGAGCCTTGTCATTAAAGCCCATGTTGTTGCCACCCTTTTCTCTTACCCCTACAAATGACGCCGCTGTTGCCCTTACGCAGTAACCGTCATCAGCATGTGTAAGATATACAGGTATGCAGCAAAGTAGAACGCATATAAGAGCAGGTATAAGACAACCTTTTGCCATGTGGTTA